TTTGCAGCCGAAAAGGCTTCCCTGCTGGGGGCATGCCCCCAGCAGGGAGTGGGAATGAAAGTTAAGAACAAGCCTTGACACAGTTTAAATTACACCCCCATTATGTTGTTAAGCAAATAGCTTCATCCTCTTCAAGTAATATCGTTGATATTCGTGGAACAACGACATTTGTTCATGTGTTCTTACTTGCTGAGAAACAAGAGTAGTTCTTTTGCTTTGTCAAGTTGTATTATATGGTCTATTTCGCCTCTTTGCTTATAGCCATCTTTTACATCAAGCCACTTTATTGTTTTGTGAATGCAGTCCATTCTGATTCTCCACTCTAAGATTGGAGCTTCATATACCCAGTTGAATATCTCTTCAAATTGTGGATGTGAGGCTCCATAATATGTCACCAAGTCTCTTCTCAGGTGCTTTCTGAACAATCTCTTAATCATATTCACCTCCTTCCTAATAGAACACGACCTTATCAGCCTTAACACCTCCGAACTCATTCAGGGCATCATTCCTGATGTCTTCGGCTTGCTTGCTCTGACTTCTAAAACCTAGAGCGTTGTAGATGGTTTCCCTTCGGCAACCATATCGCTCAGCAAGTTTTTTACGTCCTTCGGGCGAAACTTTGATAATTTTTATCTTTTTTGCTTGCATATCTTAATTTTTTGTTGTACTTTTGCTTCTAATAATTAAGCAACTTGTTGTTTACGAGTGCAAAGGTATGCAAATATGTTTAGACTACCAAACAAAATTGTATATTTCTTTAGTCGGTTATGTTTATTTAAGTATGATTTAAAAATGTAAAATGTATGGAAAGTCTTGTAGCACAAAGAATTAAGTCTGTTTTAGAGGCTAAACAAATAAGTATATCTGCTTTTTCGAAAATGATTGGAATGCAGCAAGTAACTTGTAATCGCCAACTTCGTGGTGACCAAGCTGTATCACTTGGTCTTATCGAAGGGTTTCTGAATGAGTTTGATGAGATTTCAGCCGAATGGCTCCTTCGGGGTCATGGGAAACAACTTATAGAAGAACAATCGTTCTTGGTGGCTGAACCTACTCCTAAGTATCGTGAAGACAAAAGCGACTTGCTAGACGATTCTGTTTGGAAAGCGAAGTACGAAGAGTTAGAGAAACGCTATGACCAGCTACTATCTGTATTGGGTGGTAGTATGAGGCAAGCAAATGTAGGATAATTAAAATGTGGTAGGTATGAAGTATTGTGCGTATCTTTTTATTGTTCTTTTTACTCTTTGTTCTTGTGGAGACGAATATTTGAGAAAAAGAGTCAATACATTAGAAAAGGAAGTTGATACCCTTAGAAATGAGATAGCCATATACAAGGGAATGGAGAGGGACGTTAGGTCTAGAGATTTAGATGATTTGGTTTTTTATATCTCTTCAAATCCTAAATATTACCATTATTATTCTGATTGTGCAGGGCTTACGGTTGGAAGTGGTAAGGTTGAATCTATAAGATTAGAAGAAGCTATAGATAAAGGTAAGGTTTCATGTTCTATTTGTGACGAAAATAAGCAAATCTATTATGGTCGCAAAGATGAATCAGAGTCAGTATATATATGTACTGGAGAAACTTCTACCAAGTATCATTGTGACCCTGATTGCCGTGGTCTCTCTCGTTGCTCAGGAGAAATAGAAAAGATAAGCGAGGAGGAAGCTGAGGATATGGGCAGAACTCCTTGCAAGATATGTTATTAAATTAAAATATATATAGTATGAAGAACTTTGTTTATTATTCGGTATTGGTAGCGACATTCTTTGTCTTATGGGCAATCATGGTTACTATCTTCGTTGTGATGGAAAATTTTGGTTTTAAGGCTGGACCAGTACTTTTCTGTGTGGCTTTCGCCATCATCTTTGGAATTATAGGAGCAATGAAACCTTGGCTAAAGAAGAAACTCGATAAGAAATATGGTAAGTGAGAAAAATAATTTTCCCAACTAGGAAAAAATATTTTCCCAACTAGAAAAGTAAAATGGCAAAGGTAACTAACGAACAGAAGCTGTATGTGCTGCTGAAATATAAGAAAGAGCGGACAAAGAAGGAAGAGAAGATTCTTTCTATATTAAACGAGAAAGCAAATCTAGGCTCTGCTGATTTAGAGGAAGCGGACAAAGAATGCTGCAATCAAAAATGGCTGAGTCCAATTCACGTAGTAGAAGAATTGGGTTATACAACAAAGTACTCCCATAGAATAGAACTATCTGAGTCTGGTGAATCTCAGATAGAAAAGTTCTGGAGAGAATCTAAGTATAACCCTGATAATGTTTGGAAATCTAGAGTTGTCAAATGGTCTTCTGTTGTCACGGCTATAATCACGTTAATATATTTCCTAGCGTGGTTATGCCAATTAGTACAAAAGCCAGTAGAACAATGATGATGTTCAATAATATCTTTATATATCTTATGTCTTCTTTCATAAGCCAATCATTTAAAAGTTTATGAGGCAAAATTACGGCTTTCTCCTGAGAATCAGAAGCAAATTACATAGTTTAACTTTTAATCTCTGCAAGGCTGGCTACCTTACAGAGATTTTTTTATTCCTTATCGAAGAACTTATCAATCAGCCCCATCGCTTCATCCTTCTTCTTATCCACAATCTTAGCATATATCTCAGTAGTGGATATTCGGGAGTGACCGAGTAGCTTGCTGGTGGTGTAGATGTCGGCTCCCAGCGTGAGCATCATGGTGGCGAAGGTGTGCCGAGCGGTATGGAAAGATATATTCTTCTTGATTCCTGCTGCCTTCGCCCATACCTTAATATGATAGTTGATGTTCGGCTGCTGGCATAGTTCATAGAATACCAGTTCGTCTTTCGTCTTTTCAGGCAACCATTTCATCGCTTCGTTGGATAGCTGATAACTTACTACTCGCTGAGTCTTCTCCATCGTCTTGGTCAGGCGGTAGGATGATGTTCCTTCAGGATTCTTCACCTCTTCTATATCGCTCCATTTCAGCTTCCTGATGTCCGAGATACGAAGACCTGAAAAGCATGAGAACATGAATGCTTGCTTGGTATGCTGGCTGTAGCATTCCGTTGCAGCCAGTTTCTTCACCTCCTCAATGTCTAGGTATACTCGCTCGCTCTCAGGAGACCCGAACTTATAACTTGGGTCTATGAGCGATAGGGGATTCATCTGTATGATACCATCACGGACAGCCTGATTCAGAACCGTACCAAAGCAAGTAAGGTACACCTTCTTGGTTACTTCGCTGAACGGTTGTCCACCTCTCTTGGTGGCAGTTCTCAGATATTCTATCCACTTCATGCAAAACTTCTTGTCTATGTCTACCATCTTGGTAGACTCGCCACAGAACTTGATGATATGCTTCTTCACATTCTCAATGGTCTTGCTGGATTCGTCCGACCTACTTGCCTTCTGCTTGGCAACCTTCACGATGTCTAGCCATTCTACCAAGCGCATGTTCTTGTTACTGCTGAATACTCCTGCCTTTCGGTTCTTCAAGTCGAGAACCCTCTGAGCCTTGATGATATTCGCACTAGCCATCGTCTCAGCATTCTTCGCCCTTGCCTTCGCTCTTTCTCTGCCAACCTCTGGAATGAGGTATAGTTTGAGAAATTCATAACTCCTCTTTCCGTCCATATAGATGTCCAGATAGATACTCTTGTTTCCGTTGGCAAGTTCCTTGAATCTGATAGTGACTGGCTCCTTGTCGATTGTTTTCTTCCTTCCCATAAGCCTACATTTATTAATCTGCTGCAAAGATAAGCATTTTTTTTGTTACTCGCAAATTTTCGGTAACAAAATAGTAACAAAACTACAACATATCTATTGTATACCTACCTGTCAGGTATTATACGGATAATTATTTTTCCGTATAAATAAGTTGCTGATAACTAAACGGATAGGTGTACAATAGATATACAAAAGGAGTACTTTCACAAGCACTCCTTCTCATATTATACAAAAACATTATGAATTATTTCTATTAGCGAACAAGATTTTAATTTCTATCTTTGTCTCA